GGGATCAGCGACAGCTCTAATGCGCTCGCCGCCGAGATAAGCCACGTTGAGATTGTTGAGAGAGAACGTCACCGCGCCAGTAGCAATCGACGCGCTTGTCGAACTGGTCACCCCATAGCCGGCGCCGGATGGCCCTGCCGCTCCGACCTGACCAGGTGGCCCCGGCAGGCCTTGCGGTCCCTGCAGGCCAGTCGGGCCTGGAATGCCTTGCGGTCCCCGCGGGCCTGATGTGCCGCCGCCGAGGATGATGGTATCGGTCATCGTGTCGGCCCTATCGTGTTGATCAAATCGCCGCGCCAAATATCGCGCCGGAAACCGTCGGGACCGGTCGCGATCAAGCTTTGCGCATAAGTGCCTTCGGGAATTTTCTGCAGCTGCTCGCGAAATATGATGACCGCGAATTCCCACAATCCTGCCGTCGTCTCCGTGCCGGGATCGTAGATATCGATGCCGCTCTGGCCTGGCGCCATGCCGGTGCTGCTGCTGGTGATCGCCAAGAACACTTCGACGTCTTCCGGGTGCGCGCGCACCATCATTTCCATCGTATAGCCGGTAAAGTTTTGATAGACGGGCGGGATGGTATTGCCGAGCTGCACGCGAAATGTTTGCGCATAGTCCGCATCCGTGAACGTTTGCAGCGTGACAGCAAACGCCCCGCTGTCGAAAACTGGCGCGGTGATTGGACTGCCGTTGGTCATTTTTGCTTCGCTGCAGAAATGAAAAACTCGTCGATGTTGGCGACGCCAGCAATATGCAGCAGCCGCTGCACGCGCTCGTCGTCACGACGGAATTCGGTAGAGTAACGCCAGAGCGCATCGAGCATGGGATCGGGCAACACCATCTCGGTGGCGCAGTTGCGCGCGATCAGTTCGAGCCTGATTTGCAGCGCGCTGATCTTTTCCGGCATGCGCTGGAACGGCTGCGACTTATCGATCGCCTCGACCAGGTGCGCTATCTCTCTTGCATAGTGCAGCGTCTGGCTCTCAGCATCGTAAATCATCAGATGAGAGGCGGTCACGTCCATTGGCAGCCGCGGACCTATATTATTCATTTCCTCTAGCGTCACGCTCATCGTCAGCATCATTTTAGGTGCATGCACAGGCGCACCCTGAGCATTGAACAAATTTTTCATCGTCCGATCCTGTAGCCAGAGAGATCCGCATAGGCGTAGCCAGCTCCCATCAAGTGATAGAGATCGAAGGCTGCAGTTTGTCCGACGTTCATCTTGCCGACGCACATCACGCAGGCCGCGTTACCCTGGTTGCCGGCATCATTGACGTTCTGCTGACTGAAGTAGCCCATCGGACCAGTAATCCTGACGACCCAGCAACTTCCTTCTCTGACGCCGCCAGCGTAGGGAATGAACTGCGCCGTGAGCGAGAACACCCACCACCCATCTTCAGCGGCGCCAACGGTGAACCGGCCGCCTGATGAGTAGGTCGATGTTCGGAAAGATGAATTGTACATGCTCGCATTCGCTGGCACGAACGACGAGTCAGGAATGCTGATGCCGCTGTAATTCTGAGCGTGCCAGCCCACCGCCGTAAGCGGCTCCCTGATGCTGAGCATCTGAAAGCTGGTGCCGTCGTAGACCATGAAACCGATAGCGTTGGGAAGCAAATCGCCATTGGCCATCGGAGTCTGATCCGGCCACACCAATGGCTTGGCCGGCATCGCGTCCATTTGGATCGTTACCGCGCCAGTATTTTGCAGCGTAAATTTAATGAGGAACGGATCGCCGGCCGTGAGCGAAATGATTGTCGGCGTGAATGTCGCAGTCAAAGCGTTCGCGGTCCCTCCAGCGACTGCGAACGGTATTTTAGTTGTGTAATTGTTGGTGGTTACCGTCGCGCCGGGAGGACCACGCCAATTTTCGATCTGCCATTTGGCGCCGTCGAAGGCCAAACACAGTACCTCGCCGGCAATGTAGTCGCCAGCTGCCAGTGCGGCGCCGCCAGCACGCACAACCGGATAGGCACCAATGGTGTTGAGGTTCAGCGTCGAAGGGCCAGGACAATCGTAGGCTGGCTTGATGCGAATATCCATGCCGTAGAACAGCGCAAGCGGCGACGGATTAAGCGTCGCTTGCATCGCGCCTGCGGTGCCGCCGACAACGCAAGCGTGAGTGATCCACGGATTTCTCTGCGTTGCCTGCCAGAGCTGTTGCAGGTTGCCGTTGTCGGGGTCCAAGCCGGACTGCAGGATTGAGTTGACGATTTCGCGCTGATCGAACTCGATCGCCTCGGCCGGCACGATCGAGCCTTGAATGCCAGCCGCGGGATTGCCGTTGATGTAGCTGGCATTCGTGTCCGTGATCCCGTAGGGCTGATTATATTTCATAGGTGTCCTCTCACGGTGTGCCGGCCATCGAGCCGCCAGTGACCAGGCTGGAATAATCAAACACGACTTCGGTGTGGGCTGGCTTCCAGCGGCGGATCATGCATTCAAGATCGAGCGCCAGGCCGATGGTCAGCAGATGATCGATGCCGCATTGGCCGACGCCGCAGCGAAACCACGTCAGCCGCGCATTCATGACGTGCACGGTCCAGAAGAACCGCATTTCGGCCGGGCCGACGTACCAGCGCATATGATACTGATCACCGCCTGCAGCGATTTCTTCCGCGCTGGTATTGCCGCAACGTGATACGCCGCTCATGAACGGCGCATATTCGGTGATGTAGATCGTGTAACCGAGAAACTGCGCCCACTTGATGAACCACTCGCGCGACTGCGCGCCGAGCAGCGTCATTTTCAAAAGCAAGATGCGGCGCCGATCTTCGAGCGTCATCGGCATCGGCGAGAAGCACGGATCGGGCAATCCCCAATTTCTTTCCCAGTCCGGTAGCAGCTCGGCAGTACGTCGCGGATCGCTTTCAATCTCCAGCAGATCGGCAGCGCGAGCGTCACAAAAGCCGAATACCTGCGCCAGGCCGCGCAGTGTCATTTGCATATTCGAATACGGAGTGCGGGGCCACGCTGGACCTTGCGGCAGCAGGTGACTCAACGCGCTCCAATAATCATCGCCGCTGCGTCTGACATGAACGTCAGGCATAAATGATGCTTCCGAGCACCGCCATGTAGCCGTTAGACGGCATCGGCGTGTCTTCAAAAACCAGGTTATAATGATTTACGTTCGGCGCTTGCGAGATCGCCATCTCGACCCATGATCGATAGATCGTCTGGCCTGGCAGCGCTCGCAGGAACAGCATCTGCTGCACCGATATCTCGATGCCAGCGCGCACATTCTCGTTGTCGGTGACCAGGCCTTTGATCGTGAATTCGATCTGCTGCGGGATCGGCGCCTCGGCCCAGAAGTCTTTGACCGTCACTGGCCGCACGCTGTCGATATAGGCCTGCACTGCATCGACGTCCTGCTGCAGCGGAAAGCCTTGCATGTCGGCCCGCAGATCGTCCGACATAAAACGGATGGTGACGGTGCCCGGCCCCATCTCTTGCGGATAGCACCAGGCGCGCGTCACCCCCGGCACCGCTTCGGCCCAGGCGACGTAGTCATCGCCGTCGCCGCCCATCGGTGGCTCACGAATGCGCTGCAGAACTCGAGCCCGCAGCTCGTCGTCGGTCTCGGGATCGGCGCCGCCAACCATGCTGACGACGGTTGCCGTGCCACCGACACCAGGCGGCGGAGCTATGAACTGCATGGCTGTTTCAGGATCGAGATTGCTGTCAGCGCCAGCCACCACGGCAATCGTCGGGATCGGCGTCGGGCCAGCGCCGATGATCACTTGTACTTGCGTCTCATATTGAGCCCCCGCGCCGACCGTCAGCTGTGAGGCCGAAGGGACGATCGAACCTTGCACACCCGTTGCTGAAATTGTGCCTTGTGCGAGCGTCGCTTGCTTGCGGCCGATGGTGCCATCGGAATTCAGCAACCAGATTTGGCCGTGTCGATCGAGCCAGACAGTTTCCGCAGTGTCAGGCAGCAGCTGCTTTGCCAACCAGTCAATGTACTGCAGCGTTAAATGTGCCAACGCGCCCATTGTATCGGACAGCACGCGAAGAATGCTGTTCGGCACATTGGCATCGGAGCCGGGCAGGTAGGCGCGAACGTTGTCGCGCACCAGGCCGCGCACATCGCGCAGCGTTGGCGTGGTCCACGGCATGCTTACCTCTGATGTTGACTAAAGTTTTCTCGGACAAACCACGCAGCTAAGGCGATGCCGATTGCAATGATCAAACAGATGAATTCTTCGACCACTTCAGCCCCTCATGCTGTTCTGCAATTCATCCCAGGCGACGGTATAAAGCAGCTGGATCGCAGGGACGGGGCCTTTGTAGATGACGATGGTCGCATCGATGCGCTGCTTGGTCACACGGGCGGCTGTGGCCTCATAGCGCGATGCGATCTTGGCGCTGATGAACGGTTGAATTGCGAGCTGGATGTAGGCCAGCACCTTGGCGACCGTCGAGCCCTGGCGTGATGCAA